TCCAGGCTTCCGGGGCAATAACCGGTGGAAGTTTTGTAACCGCCGGAACTGTGCAGGCAACGCAGACCATCACGACCATCGGAAATATTCAGGCTGCTCAGCACGTCGGACAAAACATCCAGGCTTCCGGGGCAATAACCGGTGGAAGTTTTGTAACCGCCGGAACTGTGCAAGCAACTCAGACCATCACGACCTCCGGAAATATTCAGGCTGCTCAGCACGTCGGACAAAACGTGCAGGCTGTTAGTAACATTTATTGTTCAGATGTTATTATAGCCCTTTCTAATGTTACGACTACGAATGTACTAGCTTACTCAAACGTATCCGCCCAGTATGTTCAGGCTACTACTGGGCTAAAATCCGCTGGCACGGTTCAGGCTTCCGGTGCGATCGTGGCCGGTACAACCTCTGGCGCTCAGCAGTTCCAGGCTACCAACAGCCTCCAGTCTTCGGGAACCGTCCAGGCTTCCGGGGCGATCACTGCAGGGACGACTTCAGGTGCCCAGCAGTTCCAGGCTACCAACAGCCTCCAGTCTTCGGGGACCGTTCAGGCTTCCGGGGCGATCACTGCAGGGACGATAGTGGGTGGTCAACAGTTCCAGGCTACCAACAGCCTCCAGTCTTCGGGAACCGTCCAGGCTTCCGGGGCGATCACTGCAGGGACGATAGTGGGTGGTCAACAGTTTCAGGCGACTAATAATGTTCAATCTTCTAACATTGCAACTCAGAGCATTGTCGTCTATGGTGCGATATCTGCGTTACAATATCAGGGTGTCCCAGCAGGTGTGACGCAGGTTGGCGGTCTTGGCGGCGGTACGATATCGAGCGCCGTTACTGTTCAGGGAGCGTTTAATGCAACAACAACAGTGTCTGCGGGAACAACTGTTTCAGGACAATCAGGGCAGTTCACACAAGTCTCTGCCACTCAGTATCAAGGAATTTCATCAGTTACACAGGTTAACAACCTCGGAGGTGGCACTATCACATCGGCCGTTATTGTTCAGGGCTCAGTCAGTGCAACCGGTGACTTGATTGCGTACTACCAGGTATCAGACGACCGTCTCAAGAACCGTGTTGGGAACATCCAAGAGGCTCTTGAAAAGGTTAACAGAATTAATGGTTTTACTTTTACATATAATGAAGAGGCTCGCACCCACGGGTTCGACGACAGAATGCACGTCGGTGTGAGCGCCCAGGAACTCGAGCAGGTTCTTCCCGAGGTTGTCAGACCATTTTCATTTGATAATTCAGAAAGCAAATTCAAGAGAGTAGAATACGAGAAGATTATTCCGTTACTCGTGGAATCCATAAAGGAATTAACGACACGTGTCGAGCAGCTCGAGGATCTTACGAAAAGCTTAAAAACTGAGTAATGGCGTAGCGACCCTGACCCGTGACACGTTTAACCTCGTGCTCGGTACATGAAGGAAAAATCAGCAGGGAATTATTTTCAATAGGGACCTTATAATTTCCGAAATAAAGGTCACCCCCCTCAAACGACTTTGGCTCCTTCCAGTGATATGATATCACTGTGACCATCGCCGAATCCGTATGAGGTTCGTAGTAATCACCATCTTCATAGTAACTTACTAACGTCCGGTCCTTGAGCCGGTCACATGGTCTTAGATAATTGTAAAACCAATTCTTTCCTAAAATTTGTCCGGTAATTTCTTGTCTCCCAATTTTCCTATTTAATTGGAGAATATTACTGAGTTCCCTTTTAGAATATAAATCGTCAAGGAAAGCACCCTTATTTTTCTTTTTAGGTTTGCCATCCTGTCCTATTGCAGTACCTGTTTGATCGGGTGGATATAATTTTCCTTTTAGAAAATCTAATTCAGACCATATGAGGGCAAGCTCTTCAGGTGTGTAATAGTTTCGTACGACACAGTGAGGTACAGGTTCCGTGAAAAATTGAAACTTTGGACGGACCACAAGTTTCCATGCAACTGTGACACGAGTTTCTGTACCGGATTTAGGGCCCAGACCTCTGTGCAAAATATCCGCCTTGAAAAGAATGCCAGTATTTAGGGTGGCTCTTTGTCTCAAAATTGTTTTGTCGTCACCGACCTGAAATTCAGTCTCACCCCCATCCTCTATAGTGTTAATGTAGAGTAGGAAGGTCCACGCGTCAGGATCAGTATCATCCTGATGGAACTCCCCATCCTCCCCTATATCCTGCCCATTTGCATAAACCCTTTTCAGAATAAAATCATCTCCAGTCCGTTTTATAATTTTATTCATAATTTGATTTGCAAATATGTCATGATCATTCAAAGACTTGTTTGAAAAATTTTTACCCGTTGTCCCAAGTGATGTACCGGATTTGTCCCAGCCATCAGTTTCTTTCAGGATTTCGACACATGCATCATACTCATCCTGATTTAGGAACCCTGTATATTTGATCAAGGGCAAACTCGTCATTTTACTTTCTAATACTAAATTAGAATGGAATCCAGGATAATTTACGTGGATTCCAAAAACCGTGATGCTCAGCTGTACCCCTCTGGATCCAGCTACACACTCCACTTAACTGATCAGGTCAAGAATGTGAGCAGGGTTGACCTCATCAGTGCAAAGGTTCCAAATACTATATGGAATTTGACAGGATCTACACATGTACTGACTTTTAATTCAACCTATATGAATATTAGTCCGGGTTTCTATTCGGCAAGTGGAATTCAATCTGAAATTAAGAACCGTTTACCAACTGGGTCGAATGTCTGTTGGCTTTGCAACGAAGGAAAGTTCTTTTTTGAAAGCACAGTACCATTTACACTGACGGTGAATGACGCGTCACTCGCGACTATGCTCGGGTTTGAACACAACGTAGGGTACACGTCTAGCCTCGTATTTAGTGACCCTATTTACAGTCAGGTCCTGCCCAGTTCGAATTTTTTCTTGAAATCTCCGACAATAGTTGAATTATCTATGAACCAGTTTCTATTCCTGGACATCCAAGAGCTCCGAAATCCACGTATGGTCGAGGCGCTCGGGCTCGCACGGGACGGGACAGGCACCTACTCTGGTAGCAATGCACGTAACACGTTTGCCATGGTTCCACTTAATGTTAATTCAGGGTGTTCAAAAACATTTACAGAAAATGGAGATTATATAGTCTCTATTGAATATCCTCAGCCTATTGAGAAGCTGAGCCGCCTGACGGTGACGTGGACTGATGATACTGGTAAAATTGTAAACTTCAATGGCCATGAAACGAATTCATTTGTTCTAAGATTTTGGACAGAGGAGAAGAAACCCCTCCCACCCCCTCCACCACTACATGACGTGGAAATCAAGCGTATAATTGACGCTATGACATTACTGCCCAAACCAAAGGAGCCCGAAAAGCGGCCTCTTGTGGGTCGGTGGACCATCTGGTTGGTGTTCCTGATGGCCCTTGTTGGTTATTTTATTTATAAAACTTTTGTAAAACCTAACCCTCTAAGAACTGTTTAGGCACGGGTCACGGCGTACAGGGGCTGGGATGGCTCCTGGATCTTCACGTTGGTGACGAAGGTCTTGATCAGCATGTACACCAGGATGGACAGCAGGGTGGTGAAGATGGCGCTCAGCAGCAGGTACTGGGTGCCGTTCTTCTGGACCTGGACGACCTGGGCGACGACGGCACGGACAACGTCCATCCATGCCACTGCGGCGGCGAAGGAGAAACCCGCCACCACGGAGTTAAGAGACTGAGCCTCGAGCTGAGTTGCAACTGCACCAATAACGCCTGCCATTTTTACTTTATACCTGGAAAAAAATCTCCATCATCTTCGTCCTCCTCCTCATATTCCTCCTCCTGAAGTATCTTGGCATACTTTACTTTTGGGATGATCTCTTCTTCCTCTTCCTCCTCTTCCTCTTCAGTCTCATACTGAAAAAATTCAGTAAACTGCTTCTTAGGCTTCATCTAATTTTGTCGGATTTTGTTGACTGCGCTCTTCAACGCGTGCTCGGCTGGTGTCTCGGGGCTCCAGTCATCCCATGTGTCCAAGCACTCATT